GATACATATATTCTATGTACTCATAATTGATTTTTCTCCATAACTCAATATCTTGAAAATCCCCTTTCCTTTTTAGCGATTCAGGAAAGTTACCCCAGATAAAAGCACCTACTTGTTCAGGGTCGTAAATATGCGAATTCGCTATTAAACTATGCAGCATAGTTGCTGTTGCTGTTTTTCCTACTCCGAAACAACCGTTTAGCCATATAATCATAAATGCATTTTCTCCGTCAAATTCAAGTTTGTCTAACTGTTTCATTATCTATTTAGCCAAAAAACAGCAAAAAGTTCCTAAATGCACCTATGTTATAGCACACTTCTATACATTTGTCTAACTCCGGAGCGGATAGTTTACAATTTCATGTCGAAATGTATATTTTTGTTTGTCAATACTTATATAGGACAGAGAGAAAGAAAAAAGGCCGTTAAAAACGGCCTTTATCTTGTATTGCCACGCATCGCATGACTCCATCTATCTGACAGCCGACCATCAAGAGCCGGTGTCAGTACGCCAACAAGAGCGTTGCCATCAATGCTGACGGTCATCTTTGTCAAGCGCTCAAGCAGTGTGACAATTTGGTCAAGCGTTGCGCTCATCCATGCGCTGTCTTGCAGTGTTTGTTTACTGCCTTGCAGCTCATTCAAATCCTCTGCCACCTTTGACAGCCATGCTTTGTTATTCTCAAGAGGAACAACAGCCTCAGCGCCGCTGCCCTCAAGCAGACCGACTTGCCCTTTCTCAAGCACACCACCCTTTGCAAGCCTTGGCAGAGAGATTTTTGAGAGAGTACCGACATTTATACCCGGCAGCTTGTTAGCAAGCCGGATGGCGCTGTTTATAAAGCCAATACCCTTGTTTATTGCAGATTGTACGGTAGATATTACTTTGTTCATTCCAGATTTGACGGCGCTGCCCATAGCTGTGCCCAAAGATGAGCCAATAGATGAAAATTTGCTCTTGATCTTTGACCACAAACCGCCGAAAAAGCTGCCCCAACCAGAAAAAACGCTTTTGATAGATGACCAAGCAGATTGAAATTTGCTGCGAAACCACCCAGAGACATTCCCAAAAGTGCCGGTCACAGATTTCCAAATTCCGCTAAAAAACGATTTTGCACTGTTCCAAGCAGATTTTATGCCGTTCCAAGCCTGACGGAATCGGTCAGAAAACCATGACTTGACATTTGAGAAAGTTTTTGTTATGCCCGACCAAATATCTTTGAAAAATTTGGTCACGGATGACCAAGCTTTTTTCGTTGCGTTCCAAGCGTCAGAGAAAGCTTTTGAAATGGCTTTTCCGGCAGTTGATGCAGTGGATTTTATTTTGTTCCAAGCATCAATCCAGAACTTGCGAAAGCCCTCGACATTGTTCCAGAGGTACACAAAAGCCACCACAAGCCCTGCAAGCAGCGCCACAATCAAGCCTATAGGATTTGCAAGCATTGCCGCATTCATGCCCAGAATGGCTGTTCTGACAACATTGATTGCTGTTGCCGCAGCAGTCATTATTTTGCCCCAGTTGAGAATGAGCAAGAATGTTCCGATTGCCACAGTTGCGCCGAGGATGACAGCAACCCAAATGTCAATTGTGTCACCATTCTTTTTGACCCAGTCAGCCGCATCTTTTACCTTGTTTATGAGGTTTTCAAGATGAGGAAGCGCCGCTGTGACCATGTCGGCAATCTTCTCTTTGATGGCGGTCAGAATGGGTTCGCCCACAGCACCAAAGGCAGCGAAAGCATCTGTAAGCTTTTCCTGTGCCCTCTGAGCATCCATGACATCTTTGTTTGTCTTTTTGTATTGGTCAGACGCCTTTGAATATGTGCCGTTTAGAGTGTCCATTATGAGCTTTTGCCGCTCTTGCTCATTGCTGCAGGCATCAAGCTTCTTTTGGAAAGACTCTTCGCTTATGCCTGCCCAGTTGAGGGCATCTGTCAAGCCGCCAGTGAGTATGCCTGTTTTGGCTGTCTCATTAGCTGCTTCGGTCAAGCCCTCAATGGGCAATGATGCGCCAAAGGTTGCATACACACCTGTACAAATGTCAGTCCATGTCTGCAGTTCTTTTTCGTTTTTAGTAAGCTTAGCAAGATGCTGAGATGCCTCAACAGCCTGCCCGGAATCGCCAAGCACAGCATTGAGATCAGAATAGGTTTTCTTTGCAGCCTCAGACGAATGACCATTCGCCACAAAAGCTGTATCAAGCTTGCCCATTTCCGTTCTGTACTCTCTTGAGCCTTCAATGGCTGCCACCCATGCTGTGCCCAATGCTACGCCTGCTGTGACAATGCCTTTTGCTATTGTGCCTGCTACAGCACCAATTTTCTGAAATGCCTCACTTGTTTTATTACTTGAATTTTCAGCGCTGTCAGCAGTCTCATCAAGCGCTTTTATGGCTGAATCATTATCTACCGCTATTGTGCCAAGCAGCCTGAATAACTCCATATCTGTCTCCCTTTAATCATGAAACAGTGTTGTCACTCTGCGCTGTTTTGAAAAGATGTTTGATTATCTTATCAACATCCTCATCGGTCATGTCTGCATCTTTGGTGTTTGTTTGAGGAGCGCTCTTTGTTACCTCTGCTTTCCAGTCAATAAAGGATTTGTCTGAAAAGCTGTGCAAATAAAGCTCCCACATTTTTTGTTCCTCTGCTTTTTGCGCTTCCTCTTTGCGGCGCTTGTTTTCAGCAGAGACAAGCTCAAACACAAATTCGCCAAACTGCCCATTGTCTATGTATAGCTTCATGAATTCTAAGGGACTTGCGTATTTGGAATACAGCAAGTCCCAGAATTCAAATTCACCTATTAGAGCAATTTGGCAAGCACCTTGAAAAAAGATGCGTTCTTAACCTCAGAGAATGAATCATAGATCATGAGCGGCAATGTGCCGAACTCCATTTCTTTTATCTCATCTGCCGGAATGCCCGACAGGTCTGCATAGAAAGAATAGATTTCATCGCCTGCGCCCTGATCAAGACTTTCAATCATCTTGTCAGCCACATTGAGCAGAGCGGCAACGCCAATTTCCTCAACGCTCTTGCCGTCTGATGCCATCTTTACAACATCCTTGAACTCTTTAAGCCCAAGCTTGCGGAGAATGCGCAGCAGTGACATCAAGTCACCATCTTTGAGCTTGCGCAGAGTATAGTTTCTCTCATTTACAATTTCACTCATGTTTTAATCATTCCTTTTAAAGATTAGGAGGCTATTTCTCCTGCGTTTGTAGGTGTCCATCCATCGGCTTTGCGGATGAAAATGGCATAGGGCAGATTGGTCACACCATATGTGAGATCACTCTGGCATTCAAAGGTTGCTGCAAACTTGCCATTCTCTTTGTTCTTGCTCTCAAGAGGCAGGCCAGAGGTACACAGCGCATTCTTGAAAACAACAATGAAAGGTCTGCCATCAAGCAGCTCTCCATAGTAGCCAAAGCCCTCATAGAAATGACCGCTCTTGAGCGCAGAGGATGTGACAACGTCATAATCACCATCAGTGGATGCAGTCACATTGCCGATGACACGCTTTGCAATATCATTGGCATTGACCTCAACCATTGTGGTCTCCATTACGGCGGTTTCACCAACCTTGTTTTGCAGCTCCTTGATTGCCACAAGAGCGCCATCAAGCTCAGGCGCAAAAAACTCAGGTGTGATTGTAAGCTTGCCGCCGTCCTGCGTAGCCCCCATAATGCCTGCAAGCATTTCAGGTTCAGTGGGCGGCACTTTTTCATTGTAGGTCACACCACTGAAATAAACGCCTGCACCAAACTGGATTTTGGACGGGGTTTCCTGAGTGATGCCGGTTTTGATGCTCATATCAGTTCACACTCCATTCTTTGATACTTAAATTGATCTGTATGCGTTTCAGCTCTGCATCACCAGTGGGGACAATCATGCTGTTAGCATAAAAAACAGCCACAGCCGAACCATTCTCAGCCATGACTATTTTTCCAGATACTTTATTGAAATAGTTTTCTATTTTCTCTTTTGCTTCCTCCAAAGCAAGCCATGAGCCTCGGCTAAATCCTGTCAGCAGAAATGTGGATTCATGCAGCCCATGTTCATACATTGGCTCTGTCTCTGAGTATTCACCCACAAAGTAAGGGTAAACAACAGGCACAGCCGCATACTCACCAAAGCCATAGGCAAGCCCAAGCTCATCCATTGCCTTGTTTATGATTTTCAATGCTCGTGTTGTCATTTGCCAAGCTCACCCCGCAATACTTCCTCAGCTCGGCGAATAAGAGCTGCTTTTTTCGTTGTGAATGCTGTATGCAGCGGTCTATTTGGCTCAATACCATTTGTGGCATGAGCATCAAGCCCTTTGCTCCTAAGATATGCCGCTGTCTGTTTTGCTTCCTGCTCTGTGTAGTAATTTTGGTGACCTCTTGGTGAATCATTGCCCTCCACGTAGACCCACCAACCTTTGCGACCATCTTTGTTTAAAGCGTATTCGCCTGTGCCAAATTCCTCCCAAAATGCCGCTTCATATGGACTGCCCACAGCAGCGGTCTTGTCACTTTCATCAACAGCATATTCCCATAATGATTGAGCTGGCCTGCCTTGATATTTGTTAGGGCGTGAGTTCCTTTTTGTCTGTGCTTCCAGTTCTCCTGCAGCCTCATACAGATAAGCAATCACAGCTCTTTCAAGGGCTGCTTTTGCATCATCGCTCATGTCAACAAATTTGATTTCCATATCACTGACCACCTGTATACCGCAAATAAATCTCAAGCTGAGAGCCTGACTGCAATTCCATTGGATTGTCAATAAGCAGCACATCAAAGCGTTTACCGCCTATGACCATGCGTGAGTTTTCCGAGGAAATACAGGCATTTAGCGGCACATAGTCAGCAACGAAAATATGTGTTGATTCCTGTATCTTGGCATTATATGTGTTGTATCTGGACTCTCCTGACTGCAAATCAAGCCATCCTTTGATAGTTTGAACATCTGCCCAAGTCTTTGTGTTTTCCCCGATATCATTCTTTGCCTGTGTGAACACCTGTATGGTTGCTGTGAGGTTGCCGCCTATGCCTTTCATCTTCCTATACCCCTTCCAAAACGTGCCCTTTTATATGGCTTTAGAAAGCCTAATAGAGACACAGGAAAGCCCATAGATGTGTTTTCCTTGCCCATGTCAAAATACGTCACAGAATGGCGGCTGATGGTTTCTGAGGCTATGCCGACCTTTTCTCTGTTGCCAAGCTCCCATTTGAGAAGATTGACCGCACCCATTTTGACATCCTGAGGATATTTGACTTTGGTGATCACAACGCCGGACTCTTCATAAAGCGGCTCATTTACTGTGATGGTGTTGTCATCAATGAATGCCACAGTCACAAGTTGGTCAGGCATCAAATCTGATTCGGTGATTTGCAATGTATCTCCCGGCTTGAAAGGTATTGCTCCTTTGCAAAGCAATGTGCTGTCACCATTTGAGATGGCAACTGAGCGAAAAGCCCTGAGCTGAAAATTGTTGTTTGTGTATGCACGAATAGCAAGTTCGGCAGCATGAAGCTTTGCTTCAAGAACGCTGTCCTCAACGTCTGTGTCTATATAGCGCCGTAGCTCAGCTACAGTCATAATCATAAAGAATCCCCCGAAGATTTCTTTCTTGTCTTTGGCTTGCTTGTGGCGCTTATGCTGTCAAGTTTTTTGCACTTAGCCATCACTTCTCTTTGTGTATACAAAGGGTAAGGGGATGAGGCTTTTTTGACCTCATCCCCAATGGTAAAGCCTTTGTCAGATAGCTTCACAGCAAAAGAGCGCCCATTAGCAAATAAATAAGGCAAGCCATCAACGATTACAAACCGGTTCATAGCTTACCCTCTCTTTCATTAACCATTGGACTTGATCAGACCCATCTTCACGTTCTTAGGATTGAACTTCAGCGCATAGTTTGTAGCATTGCCAAGCTCATTGAAAGTAGGGGATTCTTTGGCAATGTTATCCACAGCCAGAGACAGGCCGTTAGGATGCAGCACCTTGCCCTGCTTGGTATAGAACTTATCAATACCGGCAGAAGTTTCAGGGTCATAGTTGGTAGTGTACTGATTCTCATAGTTGTTCTTATCTGCAGAGAGGAAAGCGCCCTCGCCGAAAAGATAAGTGTTGTACACAGGGAAGCCGGAAACGGAAGTGTCCACAGTGTAATAGTCGGTCACAAGTACATTCTTGCCGCCGATAGTAGGCAGTGTAATATCCTGCTTGATCACGCCGCCGACAGTGTATTTTGCATACTCAACAAGCTCAAGCTTCTTATAGTTTGCAAAGATACGAGAGTGCATGATAGCGAGACCCAGACCGCCTGCCATATCGCCGAGAGCTTTCTGCTCTGCATCAATCAGAGTAGTGGCATCAATCACGTTCTTTTCAGAGACAGTGCCTGAAGTAACAGACAGGTCAGTAATGTGATCTGCAAGCGCAGTCACACCAAGAACCGCCTTTGCAATGTTCATCAGCTCAATTTCCCAAACCTGTCTGTAATAGTTTGCGATTTTAGACTTGATGAGACCAAGAGGGTCAGCGCCAGTAAGCTCTTTGGTGAAGTCCTTAGCCTGAAATGCTTTCATTCTCTGGATGAGCATGCAAGTCTGCTTGTCACCGGAAATAGTAACAGGAATGTTGTCAGTCTCACCATCGTTGTTCAGTGCGCCCATGTCCTCATCATAGACATTGAGAGGCTTGTAAATAGGAATTGTGGCAACATTGCCCTTGGTTCCGATAAGGTCCATAATTGTGGAATCCTGACGCACAATACCGGATGCTGCAATTTCATTTTTCCAAAAGTCCTCTTCTCGCATCATATCGGCGAATACTTCTTCATCAAAATAGAAGCCGCCAAAGTTACCCTGTCTTGCCATAGTAAATTACCTCTTTTCTTTTAGTGGTTTGCGAGCTGCTTATAAAGCTGCTCATTTTCCTGTTTGAGCGCAAGTCGCTCATTGTAGCCCATCTTGAGGAACTGCTCTCGGGTGACAGTTACATCACCTTTGTCACCGCCAGGCAGCTTATACTCAATGATGTTTTTCTTGCTTTCGTTTTCAAACTGAGTGGGGAACTGCGTTTTTAGACCGGCAAGCTTGTCATCCCAGTTTTTGATTTTTCCATTCTCATCAAGAGCAAGCTCACCCTTTTCTTTGAGCTTAAATGTCAAGTAATCCACATCGAGGGCTTTTGCTGTCAGCAGCTCCACTTTGATTGCTGATTCAAGCTTTGCATTCTCAAGCTCCTCGGTAAGCTGCTGAATCTGAGCTTCATAGGCGCTTATTTTGCCCTGCAGCTCTTCATTGCCTTTGTTGGATTCTTTCAAGCTTTCAATGAGCGTGTTAGCCTCTGTGAGCTGTTTGGTCACACCCTCATGCTGTGTTTTAAGCTTGCCATAGCGAATATCTAGGTTTTCTTCTCCTGCCGTGAAAATCTTGTTTAATTTCATGTCATCGAGAATTGCCTTGATGTTGGTATCATCAATTCCCCTAGCTTTGAAAAGTTCTTCAAGTGTCATGTGTGATATTCCTTTCTTACGGCTTTTACGTTAGCCGAACGATTTGTGATGAGTGAATGTTTTACAACGTTTCCGTTGGTTTATGTCAGGCTTTCGCCAGAGCATCATTTCATTGCTTTTGCCAGTTTCTCAAACAAATCTGCAGCCCATTGGTATTTCTCAAGATAGGCAATGGTGCTGTCTGACAGTCCTGCTTTTGTCTGGACTGTCTTTTTTGCGCTCTCATAGCCGCTCTTTACGCCAAAGTAATCAAGCACGCCCTGAGCGTATGCAGCAGCAAGCTTTTTCTGCTCTGCCGCTGTGTCAAAGCCAAGTGCATCATTGCTGTCAACAAAAAAGCCCTCAAGCAATACTGCCGGGGCATTCACTTGGCGCAGCCATCCAAAGTAATCTTTGCCGCTGCTATTTAGTTTCGTTTTGATGCCTCGGCTTTTCTGACCAATGGCTTTTACCTGTTTCTCAATGGCCTGCGCTGCTGTCTTGCTCTTGGTCTTATAACCATTGGTCTGAACATAGACCTCAAAGCCATCGCCGCCGCCTGCATTGTTGTGTACCTCCACAGCAAGATCAGGCTTGAATGCATTTGCCTCTTTAATTTCATCTGTCAGAGGGTCATTTTCATCTTTGGTGCGGCTGATGCCCACTTTGAATCCATTGGCCTCAAGTATTCTTTTAAGCTCAAGAGCAATGGTGAGGTTTGCTGCAGATTCTTTCACTTTGCCAACAGCGCCGGGGTCAGAGCCGCCATGCCCAACGCCTATAAACACTTTGTAAGCCATGAGTTACGCACCCGCCTTTATGGTGTTTACTTTGAAAACCTTGCTTTCTATGAGCGCCTTTACAGCATCGGTGATGTCATAGCCTGCCTGTATAAGCATGCTCTCAACATAGCGAAAACGAATTGTGCCGTCAGGGTCAGCTTGCTTATACATCTGCTCAGCCGCCTCAACAAGCTCTGCAATGAACAAATCTAGGCGCTGCTCATTCTTCTCATTCATGTTTGTCTTGAGCCAACTGACAAACCATTTGCCCACCCATGCAGCACCAAAAGCAAGCAGTGCTGCCACAACTTTGACGACCACATTTATAATCTCATCCATGTATGAAGCTCCTTTCAATTGTTGTGCGTTCCCATTCCAATTACAGACGCTATTATGGAATTTGGGTCAGCCTTTTCTCTCATATCTGCCGGCAATTCTTTGATGATCTGGATGGGCAGCTTGATAAGGTTTTCTGCTTTACTTTTCCAGTAATAACAACCGCTGCTGATAGCAATTTGCGCTATCCATGCCACAATGACTGTTGAAAGGTCAATTGTGACCTTTGGCAATACAGATAACACGATCAGCAGCAGCAAAACAATATAATCGGCAATGAGCAGCTTTTTGCTGAATGCAAGCTTTTGCGGCTGCTTATTATGCATTTGAATCACCGCCTTTCATGCTTTTAGCGCTGTCATATATTTTGTTTTGAAGCTTTCAAAGTCTTTTGTTTTGTCAAGCTCAAAGAATTTAGCTCTTTCTTTGAGTGTTTCAAGCTCAGCCTCATCCAGTGCCCACTTTGCTCTTTGGAGCGCTTCACAGCGGCAGTTGCAATCCTCTGCGGGATCTCCAAAGTCGCCCGGGTACATGGCTTTCATGCCGCCCATTTCAAACGGCTCATCAAGCTCTCTTATTTGACCGTCAAGCTTGCGATGCGTGTCTCTGGTGTCACCGTCAAGAGTGGAATTCCACTGCTTCACAATCTCAGCACCCTTGCTCTTGGCTGTGAGCCTTGCATTCTGTCTCGCTGCCTGCTGTATTCTGTGAGACTCAGTCTGAACAATGGTTCTTGCCCGTGACATGGGCGCTTTTGTGGCGCTGCTGATGTTCCTGGCAATCTCATTTAAAGACATGCCACCGGCAACGCCTCTGCTTATCTCAGCGCTGATTGATCTTTTGAGCTTGTTGACATCAACGCCCAGCGCATTGTATAAGCCTTTGCTTATCTTGGAATCTGTCAACACAGCCTTTACAGCCTCATCAGGGTCAATGGGCATAATTAAAGGCACACCCTGACCAAAGAGGTCATAAGCTGTGCCCACAAATGCATCTGTATATGAAGCTGAGAGAAACTGTTGTATGGTTGTGTATTCGTCTGAGTGGAGCTTTTCAAGCACTCCCTTGACTTGTTCTTTCAAAGCCTTTTGGTATTCAAGCCTGTATATTCTGCTTTGTGTCAGCTCATCTGATTGCAGAATACGAATCTTGTTGTCAATGTCTCTGAGCGCCCTAGCATAATGCTTTTCAAGCTGCTCAAGCACAGCTTTTTCACTGTCAAGCTGTGCCTGTATCACTTCTTTTTGCCGCTTATTCAATTACATCACCGCCACCAACTTCCGGCTCCGCTTCCGGCACAATGGCATCAATGGCGCTCTGTGCCGTGTATGGTGTGTTTTCCTCTTGCACTGGCAGCTTGTCTTTGATGTCCTCATAATCAATATCAAGCTGCTCACAGATGAGCTGCATGAGCGTTTCATTGTCAATATGAGTGGCAATATTCAGCAGAGTGGTGATCTCCGTCTGTTTGCGCTGTGCATCTGTAAGCTCAATCTGTGCGTTTTCCTGTTCATTTGTAGGTATCTCTCTATCAAAGGCAAAGTAAACATCTCCCTGCGTGTACTCTGTGCCATTGCGCTCATTTATCTCATCAAGCACAATTTTGAGCAGCTTGCGAATGAACTGCTTGAGCCGCTTTTCAATCTTGTTTGCCTTGAGATCAAGCAGAGAATAGGCAGCCTTGATTGCAAGGTTTGTTGTGGCGTTTGTGTCCTTGAGGCCTGATGTATTAAGAGCCATACCAAAGCGGTATATGTTCATCTCATCAAGCTCAAGCTTCGTCTTTCGTGCCTCATATGGTATGTCAATGGTTCTTATTTCAACATCACCGTCATCGCCCACACCTATGAGCTTTTTGGTCTTTGTGTTGAAATGCAGCTCATCAAGATTGTCACCCTCAAAGCCTTTGACAACATACAGCACCTCATTAGAATCCTGTATGTTGTTTGAAAGTCCACAGCTCATCAGATCATAGTCATCTATAAGCGCTTTGATGGGATTGAGTGTGCTGTGCTGCTTTTTGCAGGTATCAAATCTGACAAAGGGGATAAAGCCGAAGCTTTCATAGTACGTTGTGCCGTCAGTGCCTTTTTTATAGATGGTGTGTGGCTTTGGATTGATAGGCTCAAGCGGGTCAGGCTCAATCTTGCCGTCATCTTCCTGACGGTAGAAATGAGTTTCCATGCTATCCCACACTTGAATTCTCTTTATCTTTTTGCCGTCTTTGTCGATGCGGTCAACATACCAATACAAGATATGGTCTTGCTTATCGCTTGCGAATCTGGCCTCTACTTCCACAACGCCAATGCTGTCAGCGCATTGAAAAGCAGTCCTATCATCGGCATTCTTGTACGCATAAGCATACTCAAAGCCTTTGACAAGACCGCCAGTGAGAACATCTGCAATCTCAGAATCAAAATCCTCATTGTCATTAAAGTACACATCAAGCTCAGTCTGCAGTTCCGGAATGTCTGACTTTAAGAAACCATCTTTGTTTGACAGCACATATTGCACCGTCTGATCAACATTCTCTGTAAAAAACGGATGACTTATTTTGATGTTACTCTTGAATTTGTCCTCTTTGACATCACCATTGCTGTCAACAAAGAACATGCGATAGTTCTTTATATCATGATCGCCCTCATAATATCTGACACCGACTTTTGCAAGGTCTTTCTTAACACTTGCTGCATCAGCGTCTATGAATGATTTTATTTCTTCCACTGTTAGCATTTAATCACCACGCTTTTTATGAACCTATGAATTCTTCATAGCCATCTATAGGCGCTATACACGCCATCAAGCCACCGCCTGCAGCCATTGCATACGAATACTGATATGTACTTGTATCAACATCATATGGAGAAGCGCCGTATAGGTCTATTACATCACCCGCATTCAGTGCCATATCTCGGCTTGCGCTGCCTGCCGTTGGTGTGTAGTTTGACCTTGAAGATGAGTGTGTTGCAATTGTAGTCCCGTTTTTCCTAAGGCGAATACTTCCTGTTGGAATTATAGACAAGCTTGCCGGAAAGCATCCCACTACATATGAATACTTGATACGGTATGTGCCTGTTTTTGGTATCGTTATTGATACGGCCGGTGTGAGAGCAGACATATTAAATTGCTTGGCATATCCCATATTGTTTGCCGCAACAACAACCGGCATATTTCCGGCAGTTGGTGTGTCAGGCCACTCAGCGCCAGTGCTGCCAAACTGACAATTTACCTGTTGACCGCCAGTGTTTGTGAAAGCGACAGAACCCACACCATTGTAAGTAACACCATTGACAACAATGTTTTCAGCCATTGTGTCACCCCCTCTTTTATTTTATGCTCAGAACTCCATCTGCCAAAGTAAAAGTAGGGTCAGTGTGTGTACCTGTAACTTTTTGCCCTTTTACATATGCTGTTTCACCAAGCTTGATGTCATCTGCCGCCGCTGTTGCATCAGCAGTCTTGATGTGTGTGGATGGAATAGCGCCAACTGTTACCTGAGACAATGCGTTATATCCGCTGTCAGGCGTGATGACCTGTTGTGATTCAGTTGGTGTAACTGATTTTGCTTGCGATTTCATCCCCTCAGTATCATCCATGCTGCCTGTTACACCAAGCACTGAGATACCTTTGCGGATATTAGTAGCAACAAGCTTTGCTTTCTCTGTGTCATCAATGGCAACAGAGCCGCCCGACGTATAGCCTGCAGGCACAGTAACAGTGCCATCCTTTGTTGAAATCTTGCCAGATACAGCGCCATTGACAGGCATTGAACCTGTCACTTTCTTGCCGTTTACATATGCCGAGCTGCCTGTTTTCATGCTGTCAGCAGTAGCATTTGCATCTGATGTGTCTGGATATGTCACAACTTGTGTGGTATCAGATGCGAGAGGTACTTCAAAAGCCTTTACATCATTGTATGTCACTCCATTGATCTTTACTGTTTGCGCCATGGGGTTTGCCTCCGTTATTAGGTTATTGTTATTACTTTTCGGTTGTCATATGTGACCCTCCCGTATTCCTCTGGAATGGCTTTTACAACCACATTCCCACTCATCAACTTACCGTTTGTTTCAAGTGTTTGATCTTCCTCAGTTGGTGTGATTTCATATGTTCCTGTGTATGGGTCTGATTCAATAGCTGTTGCCACTGTATGCAAGCTTTTGAACACAACAGGAATTCTGTGATGCAAAACGTTGAATTCAACGGGTATTCTGTGATGTTGTACATTGAAATCAACATTCAATAACATCAGATTACACCGTCCTTTATGATGCGCTCTGTATCAACCACAATGACCGCTGATGCAAGCGCTTTGCCGGTGTTGAGCTTGACCCTGAGCTGTATTTCTGTTTTGCATGTACAGTCAAGCAGCAGCGTTTCATCCTGTGTCAAATCAACAGCAAGCTTCTTTTCATCACAAGAGCAGTCTTTAAGCTGCTTATCAATTACTATCACATCATTCTGAGATAGTGTTACCCATGCTTCACTCAGCAAAGATGTGTCAAATGGTATGGTGAATTCAAGTGTAGGCGTTGTGCCTCTTGTTATCATATTTTCACCCTCTTTACATTAACCACTTCTTGCCCACAATGTACTTCTCTAAGCTGTATCTCATTGCATCCATCAAATGGTTAAAATCATCTATTGGCACATTAAGCTTTGTTCCAAATTTGTCCTCATCCCATGTGTAGTTGCTGATCTCAGTGAGAAAATTCACGCATTTAGGATGTATGACAATCTCCAAATCTTGAATCCACTGGATGCCGTTCTTTATGCTGTCTTTGCCTTTCTGAGCGCTTTTCACACGCAGGCCAAGGCTCTTTAACTCATCAATGGACTTTGGCTCTGCTGAATCTGCTGTGATGCGCTCTTTGCCATAGCCCATATCTTTGATTGTGTCTGCAATCTTTTTGTTTGACAGGCCTTTTTCATACATCTCATCAAACACAAAGAGCCGCTTGTTCTCCTGATCAAGCAGCCCACAAAAAAGCGTTGATGGGTCATTGGTATAACCAAAGTCAAGACCAAACACAGACACAATGCCTGGCTTGCTTCTTACAGCATCAACGTCAAACTCTTCCTCTTTCCAATTTTCATAAACAAGACCATCAACAATGCCCCAACCACCAAGACCGGCAACAGCATAGCGCCGAGGATTGCGCTTCTTCATATCCTCAAACACCTTGATATCTGCTGCATCAAGCCATTCATTGCACATGTAGTTTGTTGTCATGGCAAGTGTGCTGTCATCTGGGTCATCAAAGAAACGCTTCTTGAGCCAGTGATGCTCATTCCAAGGGTTAAAGGTGATTGTCCATTGCTTGAATAGGCCTTCTGGCACTTCACCACGTATGGATTCATCGAGAATGTTGAAATCATCTTCTTTCATGATCTCATACGCTTCCTCAAGCCATGCCCAACAAAGCACACCCACATCCACTGTGATTGATGTTACTTTCAGCGGGTCATCAAGACCACGGAAGTATATTTTTTGCCCTGTGGGTTTGTATGTAGCCTCAAGAGGGCTTTCTTTGAAATCCCACCATGCATCTACCTTCAAACGATGTACAGCCCATTTAAGCTCTGTAAAACAACTATCTTTGAGCGTTCTGAATGTTTTCCTGACAACCAGAGTATTTGCCTGAGGATATTTCATCATGTGGTATATAAACCACAATGCTGATGTTTTAGATTTCTTTGAGGCACGACTACCTTTTACAACACGGTATCTGCCTTTGAAATTCCAAAACTGTTTATATCCTTTTCCAATGTAATCAGGCAGATATATCCTCTGATACATTTCACTCTTCAAGATCATCTTCCCCCTCAAAGAAAACGGGAAGATTCATATTCACATTTGCATTGTCAATAGGCTTTTGACCGGCTGTGTCTCGCACCCACTCGGCAGCTTTCACATCACCTTTCATGGCTCTTTGCAGCATTGAGATTATCATTGCTTCCTGTACACTGATGTTCTTGCCTTTAAGAGCGGCAAAGCTTGTGATTGATTCTATATCTGCAAACTTGCCGTTCTTCATACGCATGGAAAGCAGCACATCAAGCGTTTCTCTCATGGCTTTCTTCTTGCGTTTTGCCTCGCCTGATGCAATACCGCCTTTTCTGCCGTTTTCTCTGCGCTGCTCAGGTGTCATCAGTGAAAATTCATTCTTTGCCATATTGCATCACCTGCCTTTCACAGCAATTTCAATCGTTTCAACCCTCTTATGCAACCTGCTTCGTCACCGTGAATGACCTGCCCTTTGAATGTTTTGAATTGCTGCTTTGTAATGCGCCCATCCCGAAACAAGCTTTTCAGCAGCATTATTGTTTTATTCATTCAAAAGCACCGCCTTTTCTCCTGTGAATTGCTCCCATCTGTCAATGATGACATCAACAAATCGTGGATCTAGTTCCATTGTGAAACAAATCTTGCCCATTTGTTCGCAAGCAATCATCGTTGACCCACTACCGCCAAACAAGTCAAGAACCGTATCGAATTCTCCTTTTTTGTCGAATTTGTTCACAATATCTTGAAACAGTTTGCATGGTTTCTGTGTCGGGTGTACCCGGTTTTTCTTTTCACTTGCCATAGTAAACTGACGAACAACACTCCTAAAGTTTGCCCACGCAAGTTCACAATCTGTCTGATCACTGCTACCGTTGTTTTTGTCCCATACAATCCAACATTCAGACGAGGGTAAACATTCGGTATAATAATTTGCTCCCCACCACACTTGCTTCACATCGTGGAACTTTGCCAAGCAAAGATTAAAGCTATCAATTGCAACGGAATTGTCATCATCGTTCATAATGTCTGTTTTATATTTTTCTGTTAAAACACCACTTTTTGATACTGCACTCATTCCGTAAGGCGGGTCGGTATATATTAAATTGATGGTTGCACAGTCCAATAATTTCTCAACATCGTCAAAGGATGTTGAACTTCCGCACATTAGCCGATGCCGACCGAGCTGATATATGTCACCCAGTTTTGCTTTCGGTTCTTCCGGCAACTCTGGTTCATAGTCATCCTCACTAACCGCTTGCGGCTCTTCATCCTCTTGCACATCATCAAAGCCAAACACAGACATATCAAAATCAAACAAATCCTCAAGCTCATCTGACAGCAATTCAAAATCCCATTCAGCTTTCTCAGAAACCTTGTTGTCTGCCAATCTGAAAGCTTTTATCTGCTCATCATTCAGATCATCAGCCACAATGCAGGGAACTTCAGAAAGCCCAAGCTTTTTTGCTGCTTTCCACCTTGTATGACCGGCAACAATGATGTTCTGAGAATCTATAACAATCGGCACTTTGAAACCGAACTGTTTGATGGATTCAGCAACATATTTGACAGCCTCATCATTCTTTCTCGGGTTCTTTTCATAAGGCTTTATCTCTGTTATTTTTCGCTGTATGATCAGCACTGCAATGCATCCTTTCATGTGTATATAAACAGCAAAAAGCCCGACAGGTAAGGAGAAAAAGGAACCCTGTCAGGCTTTTTGTGTCTATTCAGTATTTGGTAGCTTAACAATAGCACTTTAGGATTATGAAATACAATGAAATTAAGTGAAAACTTTTTTCATTCGACATTTTTCGACAAATTATGCGTTTGGTGTCATGTATTCTCTTAACATCAAAAGAAAGGAGATAATCCCGTGTTAAGCAAAGAATACACAACGCTTTTCAATGCCATCACAGACGCAATTGACATTCTCCAAGCTGCACAAATAGCTGCCGAAGAGCTATTTATTTCTCAGCAAGAATCTGAGCCACTTTCTGCAGTGCCCGCCCGTGAATGTAACACACATTACGATGAGACATGTGCATCTCACAAGCAATCTGCTCCCAAGTCTCAAACTGAAAGTAACGCTTATATAAAACTGACAGTTGTGCAGAATCTTGAAGCCTATCTATAACAGCGCTGATTTCTCTTTTTTTATCCACAAGCTCATCCACAGTCCTGTTAATATCTGCTTCAAGGTCAATGATCTTGGCAACCACATCACCGACTTTATCTTGATTGCCTGAGCCATGTGCCGGGGCATGCGAAAGAGAAGGGGTAACTTTAAGAGCTATGCTTTTAAGCACAGATAGCTCATCAAGCTTATTGTTGATGCGTGTGTCACAAAGCTCCACCTGTTTTAAATAAGCTTTGGCATCAATAATACTATTTTCATCTGCCATGATTGTGCCGCTCCTTTCATCGTTTGTTATCTCAGCAGACGGGAATTGACGTATAATTGAAATAGCACCATCCCAGAATAATTGAACAAGTAAGTCTCCTGTTTTGCTCTGGAGAGATTCAAAGCGAGTTATGAGATCATCACGCTTAATTAGGTCGTTCATAATACTTTCTTCCGTCTCTGTCTCATTTGCTCAGCTTGGCGTTCCCCCTCCATCACACACTTCCATGAGCAAACAGGAGATTTCTTATATGGTTTTATAAGGTCCACTTTGTAGACGTGCATTGTTGCCGGAATGTATTCTTTGCCGCATATCGGGCAAATTTTCTTTGTAAGAGTGAAAGTCATGTTATGCAGCTCCTTTTAATTGTTTGGTTAATTTCTGCCGCCTATTCTGAGAACGCTGCCGCTCTCGTTACCGGCACTGATGGCAAGCTGCATCTTGGCAACTTCATGCCGCTTGCGTATTGTTGGCATTGTTTTCATGAATCTGTTTCTCTCAAACTTTAGTTCCTCATCATCACCGCTTTGAGCAAGTCTTAAGAACTCGCCTTCACCGCCGAGGTACATTCTTAGCTTTTCAGGCATGTTGTTCCAAAGCTCACTGAATGCTATTCTTGCGTTCTGGCCTTGTGTTTTGCCGTTTGCCTCAACATAGGTGAAGTTGAAAGCGTATAAGTACCGCCTTGCTTTACGAAGCGCCACAGAAAACTCATTCCATAGCTCCTCATCAGATGGCTCAAGAGAATCCCTCATGTCATTCAATCGCTCTATGAGATCAGCAGGAGTGGGAGGCATCTTGCATGTCTGCAAAGACATATACAAAGCTGTCATAACATCGTTATCATCAAAGCCTTGCAAGAGCGCTCCCCATGTCTTTACAAGCGTTTTGACATCAGCATCTTTTGCGTAATAAGGGTAAATGGTCTTTATTGCTGCAATGATCTCAGTGATAGTGTTTGTTGATGCCAATTCTCTCAGCTCCTATTCTCGCATAGCTGCAAGTTGTGCCATGAAGTCATCATACCCGCTTGATTTCTTTGGCTGAGCTTGCTGCTTAGTTTTGTTTTGCTCTTTATCTTTGCGTGCCCAGTTCTTTATAGTTGCATAATGGCTCTTATAGCTTTTGCCTGTTGATGCCACATAAGAAGATAAGCGCTCAATGCGTTCTTCCCAGTCAATGAACTCTTCTTTCAGTTTTTCAAGCTCATCATCAGTCAGCAAAACGTTTTTATATTCGCCATATTTGTGTTTAGTGGGCTTTTTAATAGATATATCTTCTATATCTATATCTATTTCTTTTTCTTCTTCTATATCTGTTGCGTTACCTTGCGTTACTGTCACGTTATCGGTAACGTTACCAGACAATAGCTTTTGTTTTGCTTTGTATTTTGCTTGTCTGATTCTGTTTTGCTCCCTGATTTTGTCCATGCCCTCAATGTTTTGGTATTCTTCCCACCCGGCAATTGAGAAAAAGCCCTGATCAGTGACAATCATGTTTAACTGTGCCAAAGCTTTCAAAGCAAGCTGAACTGTGTTTTCTTCAAAATCCAATTCATCAGCAAGCATTTTGGGCGTGTATGGAATATTTTCTGTAAGGAATATCATGCCACTGGAATTGCAGCGGCCTGCCATCGTGAGCAACATCACCCAAATTAAAACGATGTTGTTACCGTCTGGCAGCCTGCGAAGGTGCTTGATTTTCCTGTTGTCAAACATATCTGTGGTTATCTTTATCCATTTGACATCTGCCACAGCTCAACACCTCCGTTTCATAAGCGGGTTCAAGATAGAACCCGCTTTGCAAAACTTCTGAATTCTCTTTCGTTTTCAAGGCGCATAATATTGACACTCTCACAGGCGGCAAGCTCGGGAATTGTCGCCTGTATTTTCTGCCTTGTGCGTCTGACAGTTTCAAACCCCGGCAAGCCAAGCTCACGCTGGCACAGCAAGAATTCCTCAATTGTCATGCCGTGTACATCAATTTTCTTTGTTCTGCCGACAAATTGCAGAACTTTCAGATAAAGAAAGCTGTCGCTGTTGCGTGTTTGGGGGTATTTCTCAAGGACAGCTTTAACGATTTGCGTAACATGTTTAAGGTCATTCATATTTACCATCCTTTACAGTTTGTCTTTCAGATCAAAACCGGCTTCCCATTCTCTATAGAGCTGCATGAATGTATCAAGCTCCATTGTCACAAGAATGTCTGAATAATTTCTCTTGTGGAATACTACGGGGAACTCGTTTGTTCCCCGTGCATCCCGCTTAGCTTGAGCCATCCATTCATAAAGCCTCATGCTTTCTTGATGCTTGGCCTCAATATGTATGCCAGGTAATCCGACAACATCAGATGCATCACCTGTGTTGCCACAGTATTGAGCAGTGCGCCTTGCTTTATATCCATAGTCACGGAAGAGAGAGGCAAGCTGCCGCTCAAATCGTGCGCCCTTTTGTTTGCTGTTTATAGCCATTAGCTCACCACCTTGGGGTTAGATTGTCTTTCAATTAAAACGGTAAATCATTGCCGTCATCTTCAAGCTCATACTCTGTATCTGAATCATCAGCGGCATCAGCCTCAGCCTCAAAACGTGCTTTGTAGCTCTCGCTGAGCCTCACAGTGTTTGCTATCCATTCCGGCAGCTTGTCTAATGCGCTGAGCGGGCTTTCGTCAATGTCATATACCACACGCTCAAGCATAGGCTCAGGCATTGACATGTTCTTTGGCAGCTTCATAACGCTTGCCAGATTCGCATACGTTTTGCCGTTTGAGCCAGTCTTGTGAATGATCTGGATGAGACAAGGAGCACCCAGAATATTCCGAAGATTGAATTTTTCAAGCTCCTCATCAGTGAAGTCTCGCCCACGCCATGCAGCCAAATCACGTCTGAGAATGGCTTTTGATGCAAGGCTTGCTGTGTATCTGGCAGAGAATACCCGGGGCTGTTTCTGTCCGTCTATCTCAACATATTCGTCAGCCAGTTCCCAACCAATTAAGACTTTGGGAGAGCTGTTGCCGTACTTCTCATTTTTCTGCAAGCCGAGATCAACGAGCATATAGCATGATGCAGGATATGTGCCCTCAGGTATGATAGGAATGCCGCCGTTTCCGTTCTCGCTAACTATTAAACTCATGTTTATTCCTCCGTTTTAAAATCTATTGGGCAGTAAGTGCCTATGATGTCTTTGGGTGCCGGTAAAAGTTCGCCGGTACGTTTGCAATATTCTCTGTATGTCTTATCCTCAATGCCCATCATGGGGCAGCGATAACAGCAGATATCATCTTCGGGGAATCCTATTTCGACAATGCCTTTGGTGTAATAGGAAACACCCCTAGAAAAGCTTCTCATGCTTTTACCTCCTTGTTGTCCGGGAAGAATACCTCTTTCAAAAGAGATATTTCTGAATAACTTATCTGCTGATATTGTTTGTCTTTGCGGAGAATAAGGTTTTTGAGAACTGTTGCATCACGCTCTGCCGCTAACAATTCTTCAAATCTGGCAATGCTGATTTTTATCATTTTGATTTCTCCTTAATCGCCATTTCACATATATCAACTATATGTTTGCAAAGAGCAGCGGGAATAACGCTTCTCTCTTTACTGTTTTTTAAACCTTGTGTTCCTGTTCTGCTGCCTCTGGGTGCTTTCGCATGGCAAGGGCTGCCGTTTTTACACATGGGCTTAAATTGAGGGGAAGGATGATTCGTCCATATATCTGTCGGTTTCATTCGCCGCTGATTGACTGGCTTATCAAGCTCATATTGGCAATATGTGACCGTATATCGAGGGAGTCCTTGCATCCATGACATCTTTCTAAGCCCACCCCTTGGGTTTTCTATAAACCAGTATGTAGGGCAGAGCGCCAACATCAGCCGCAAAACGTGCTGATCAACAACATCACAGAATTTTGCATATTCACTTACAGGGTCAAGATTTCCTGTCTCAGGGTTTTGCCGTCTGTGATGGCTTATTGCAGCAATGCTGAAAGTTGAGCAGTCAGGGCTTGCCCAGATCACATCTGGATGCCCGAATTTTTCAATGATATCTGCTGCTGAAACATTCTTGATATCTTCATATAAGCTGATATTTTCAAACGATTTGTCCCATTCAACAGAAAAGACATCGTGACCTCTGGATTCAAACGCTTTGCCTATGCTGCGTGTTCCGGCGAAAAGCTCAAGCACTTTCACTCAGGCATCACTTCTCTCCTATAAGAATCTATGCATTCCTCGCATATCCAACAGTCATTTATATAGAACGCTGTTTCTGACTGTATATGCTCACCGCAGTCATCACATTGTGGTCTTTCTGATAGCCAACGCTCTTGATCTGCTTGCCATCGGTCAAAATCCATCAGAGGGTCATCAGAGTAAGGCATAAAAACCGCTCCTTTCTTTATGCTTTTTGATTTGTTAGACCTTTCTCTTTTTTCGCCTTATAACATGCCCTAAGGAGTTTTCTGGCTGCATCTTCATACACCTGCCTTTGTTCTTCGGGTGACATTTTGCTAGGGTGGACTCTGACCTTTGCATAACCGAAATCATATTCCTTTATGCCGTCCATATTAACGCCGCCTTCCTTAAATATTGTGCTTTAAGCACAATTGTTGGGTAAAAAAATAATGTCATCTACCGATTGACCGTAAAGGCGTGCCATTTTCTGCGCAATATCAATAGATGGCATAACTCTTCCTTTTTCATATCCTATAAGGGTATTTTTGCTTATATTGAGGGATTTTGCCGCCTCAGACTGCGTCATGCCGACATTCACTCTTGCGGCCTTCATTGAGATCGCCATATAATCACCGCCTTTCGTTGTGCTTTTAGCACAATTCGACAATACTATATCTAAATAACTTTGTCAATGCTTTAAGCACTATTTTTTGTGCCAAAAGCTTGTAATATTGGGCTTTTAGTGTATAATGGAAATTAAGAAAGGCGGTGAATTTTGTGAAGAATAAGAGCATATTTGCAAAAAACTTAAAATTGCAAATGGCACTGAACAACAAATCAAGACGTGATGTGTGTGGAGACCTGGGGTTTAATTATTACACTTTCACCGATTGGGTCAATGGAAAGAAATATCCTCGCATGGATAAAGTTGAAGCGTTAGCTAATTATTTCGGAATTCAAAAATCTGATCTAATTGAAGAAAAACCCACCGATGACGATGGGCTTCCTGAAAACGTACTCATGCTGATTGAGTTTGCACGGTGCGTGCCTGAGGATAAGGCGGACATAGTACTTCGAGTAATGAAGTCAATTGTGGAAGATGAGAAATAAGTTTCTCTGCCTGTTCCGGCGTTAATTCCAATATGAATTTAATCAACTCAGCAGAAGCGTCCATAGGTATCTGTCCTTTCAAAGGGCCTTTTAAGATATCACGTTCACAAAAGTGAATATACTAAAATAATGATTGACAATCAACACTTCTTAACAAATTTGGAATTATCTGATTTCAGCGCCGTGGGGATGCCTCAGCGCCAACCGAACACCCCCACTTTACTGAAAGGAATGATAGGCCATCTCTGACCTGAGCTAAGCCTATCACTTTGATGTTTATATTAACAGCCCAATATAAGCGGGAAAACGGGAAAATAAGAGTACCTTTACCCCTTTATTTTAGGGAAGCATGATTATATGCACAAAAATGGAGGCAACAATGAAAGCAAAAACCGCTGCCGTCAACAAGCCCTATAACAGATGCTTGTCTTGCCATCATCGCAAAGTACGTTGTGATGGTCCCCGAACTTCAGCCATGCCGCTTGCTCGTTGGTGTGAATTCATGCGTGACATGAAAGAGCTGAACGGCCTGACAAATGCAGAGATTGCAAAGCGCTCTGGTGTATCTGTTAAAAGAGTTGAGAGCCTGATGGCGCTGAATTGCGAACAGGATATCATGAGGGAAACAGCAAGATTGATAGAAGATGCCATTATAGGCTCTTCCAATCAGCACCCTTGTTATCTTGTGTTTGAAGAAACCGAGCCAGAAGAGAAGCAAAAACTGAATGACGCAATGAGAGAGCTTGAAAGAGCATTGGATGATAACAAGGATTATAGACACATTCTTGATGAAATCCATGACTCATACAAAGCCGAAATTGCTGCCATTCGTGATGACGCACAAAAGAAAATAGAATTTCTGCTTGCTGAAATTCAAAGCTTGCGCTCAGAACGTGATAGTTGGAGAGCTGAGAACGAACGCAACGGAAAACTCATAGATGCTTATATTAGCAAACTCACTACCAAAGGAGAATGACAAATGACAACTGACAAAGACCAACTAATTGAAAAGGCTTGCAGCAAATATGTACAGGACAAAGACAGTTATGCTATTTATCTGAGAAAGTCCAGAGCAGATTTAGAGCTTGAAGCTATGGGCGAGGGTGAAACTCTTGCAAGGCACAAAAAGATGCTTGAGGCTCTGGCTGCAAAGCACGACATTCACCCTGATCAAATCACGGAATACAGGGAAGTGGTCTCCGGCGATAGCATAAGCGAACGCCCCCAAATGCAAAAGCTGCTGCATGATGTGTACACTAAGAAATACAAAGGCGTGTTGGTTGTTGAAGTTGAGCGTTTGGCTCGTGGTAATACAAAAGATCAAGGCGAGGTTGCCGATGCATTCCAATACTCAAACACTCTGATTATTACACCGGCAAAAGTGTATGACCCTCAAAACGAATTTGACCAAGAATATTTTGAGTTTGGCCTGTTCATGTCAAGACGTGAATACAAGACCATTCGCCGCAGATTGGAAGCCGGAAAGCTTCAATCAGTAATGGAAGGCAATTATATTGGCTCAACTGCGCCCTATGGTTTTGACATTGAAAGACGTTCAAAAAAGGACATCGTTTTAGTTGAAAAACCTGAAGAATCAGAACTTGTAAAAATGATTTTTGATTTATGGGTAAACGAGCGGATATCTGCCGGAAGGATTGCAACCAAGCTGACTAAAATGCAAGTCAAAACACCAAGGGGCAAAAAAGACTGGAACAGGTCTGCTATTATTGATATTTTACAGAATCCTCATTACATCGGTAAAATACGTTGGAAAAACAGAGAGGTAAAAAAAGAATTTGTTGACGGACAGTTGAAGAAAACAAATCGCCGCAGCAATCCCGAAACAACTCAATTGTTTGAGGGCAAGCACGAAGGATTTATAAGTGAAGAACTGTTTGAAAAAGCTCAAGCCTTGTTTGATCAGACTGCACATAATAAAATTTGCACCACCATAACAAATCCTTTAGCCGGAATTCTTCACTGCGCAGATTGTGGAAAAGCGATAAGGTTCAACTGTACAACTACCACAGCAGCCCAAAGCCGCTATATACATCTAACCACTGTGGATTGCAAAAAGAAATCTCTGCCGTCCGAACAGATAATTGCTGCTGTTATAAACACGTTGGAATTGTCCATTCAAGACTTTGAATTCAAGATGAACAACGAAGATAAGCAAAGAGAAAAAGTTAATCACGCAGCAATGATCGAACGTATGGAAGCCGAGCTTTACAAGCTTGAGAAAAAGCGCAGCAAGCTCTTTGATGATTATGAGGATGACATTTACACAAGAGAAGAATTCATTGAGCGCAAACAAAAATACAACAATGACATTGAGACATTAAAAAAACAGATTCAGGAAACAAAAAATGATGTTCCTGAACCTGTTGATTATGAAACGCAAATAGCAAACGTTCAAGCCGCCATTGACTGCTTGAAAGACACCGAGCTTGATGGGAAAGAGAAAAATGATTTCCTTAAAACCATCATCAAAGATATCACTTACGATGTCATTGATTACGGTGTGAACAAGGGCGGCACACCCATACTTGAAGTCTTCTTGAAATGACGGTTATTTTTTTAATCGTCATTTGCATGATGTTGGATTACATTTGTATCATCCAACATCATGCTAATCAGATATTTGCCTCTATATTACATTATATAGCAGATGTCAGAAAATTGGAAACAACAAGAAAGCGGAGAGTGTTTAGTTCTCCGCTTTTGTTGTAGTGTGCCTCATTGCATGCGCTTCAATTTGCGTCTATAATGCTTCCATGATTCCACCGTAGGAGACACACAGAAAATGTCTAAAGCTAAATTTAAACATAAAGAGCCTTATCCGCTGAACTTGTTTCTTTCAGTTGATAACGGGCGTTTCCATACACCCATTACGGTTGAGGACATTACGCAAGATAAGCTTGACGGGCTTTTACATGCTGTTACATTGCTGCCAGATCGACATCAAGAGATTCTTAGGTTGCGTTTTGAAGAAAGCTGCACCTTATCAGAGATTGGCGAGAAATTTGGTATAAGTGTAGAAAGAGTAAGAGCTTTGATTGTAGCCGCTCAGAGAAAGCTTCGTGAACCATCATTATATGTATTTTTGAAATATGGCAAGCAAGCAAAAGCGGAGAGTGTTTAGCTCTCCGCTTTTTATTAGCCTTAGATGTGCCAAATCTGCAGACATCTTTTTCCTCATTTCAATCGTTCACACAACGGCAGGATTTCTTCCAGTTTGGCAACAATGCGATTTTGCTCGTCAAGTGGGGGCAACGGAAATGGAATAGAATATAGGGCACCTTGAACTAAGTGCTTAATTGTCATTCCTTTACTTGCGTTCTCTAAAATACGATTATGTTTATATAGCTCGAGGCAGTATTTGAAGTAGTACGGATTTAGTGATCCAAAGAATCTAACACAATGAAGTGCATTTTGATAATACATCTCCATGTCTCTATCCCACACAGCACTTCTACCTACGTCGCCACCTTCACAGATAAGTAAATCTCCTCTGCGCAACAAATATTTTTCCATGTCTATTGCTGAAAACTTTGCCGTTTTTATTTGATTAAGGCTAATACCTTCCCAATATACATTGATACTACACAAATAAGGAACTTCGCTGCCTACATCGAGTCCTTTATTAAGGGTCTTCCCCAACGAACTTGTTCCTATTTCGGGTAATCTAACCCACTTCCAACTATCTGGAATATCAAACGGGATTTCGTCTTCTGCAATTTCGGGCAAAACTTTCTCTTTTTTGATTTTGCCTTCTTTAATTAACCGCTGCTTTTCAGCCTGAATCTGATGGTACAGTTCTTCGCCCGTTCCTTCTTCTGGTCTTTGCTCAACGAGCTTGCCTTGGATGGCATATTGAAGAATGGATTTCTTCATATCCTCCGGGAACTTGGCGTTAAACTGTTCCAACTTTTCGTAGGCTACAGCATAACGGTCAACATATGGGAGAAGTTCTTCTATCTTGGCAACGATGCGCTCCTGCTCGGCAAACGGAGGTAATGCAATAATGCCATTAAAAAAATCTTTCTCACCGATTGCAGGATAAGCAACTCCTTTTGCTTTGTCACTTGCATTGGCAAAACTCATAAATGTCGGAGATAACAAATAATAGTATAGATATTTGTTAAGCAATCCTTCTGGGCAATGCATAACTGCGAATGCAGTGCTTACGATTGGCTCGTAGGGAAAATCTCTGTCTATAATACAGATGTTTTTTAGGTATGGTCTAATGGTTGCAAAAATAACATCTCCATAGTTTACAATCTTCTTTGCTCGTGAAGAAGCATTTTTCGCTTCAACAACTGTATTTTCACTGTTCAAAGTATGTGAGATGTTATTTACCGAACCAACATCAACATAGCAGAATCGGTTATCGGGTGTTTTTTGCCCCCAGTTATATGTTAATGCACCCAACCGATACCACTTCCAACTTTCCGGAATATCAAACGGAATCTCGTCCTCTGTAATTTGAGGCATAGCTTTTTCCTTTTTGATTTTGCCTTCTTTGATTAGCCGCTGTTTTTCTGCCTGAATCTGCTGATACAGTTCTTCGCCCGTTCCTTCTTCCGGTCTCTGCTCAACAAGCTTGCCTTGGATTGCAAATTGAAGAATACTTGACTTTAACTGTTCGGGGGTCATGCTGTTACACCTCCCGGCAGCAATGCTTCAATCTCTGCAAGAACCCTGTCGATTTCGGCATTGAGAGTCTTTCTTCTCTCCTGATACTCTCTGATTGTGTCAATAGGGTCAAGAACATCTTCTTCCTCGTGAGGGTAGCCGCAGAGGTCAATGTTGCATCTCTGCTCATTCAGAAGATACTCAGCGGAGTATTTTTGTGCCTTGAAATATTCACCATCAGGAATTACTTCTCTGTTATTCCACCAAGTGATACAATCATCAAAGTGTTTCAGCTCCATTGGCTTAGTCTTGGAAAAGTGCTTTCTGTCAGACGGAATATCCACTCTGTAGAACCATGTTTCCGTAGTAGGTTTAGTATTATCGAAGAATAACAGATTGGTGGTAATGGGAGTATAGGGGCTAAACACAGAACCGGGGAGTCTTATCACTGTATGCAGATTAAATTCGCCAATGAGCTTTTTCTTGATGTTCACTTTCGCATTGTCTATGCCAAACATGAAACCATCCGGCACAACAACGGCCGCTCTGCCGTTTTTCTTCAAACGGTACAGGATAACGGACATAAACAAATCGGCAGTCTCTGCGCTTGCCAAATCATCGGGGAAGAAACCTTGAATGGATTTATCCTCATGTCCGCCATAGGGAGGGTTCATCAGGATAACATCGAACTTATCTGCATCAGTATAGTCAAGCAGATTATGCCTCAAGGAGTTCGTGTGATAAATGTTGGGGACTTCAATATCATGCATCAGCATATTGGTTATGCAGAGCAGATACGGGAAGGGCTTTTTTTCGATGCCGTAAATACTGTCGTCAAGCTGCTTTTTGGCAGAAGTGTTGGTTACTTGCTTGGATAGCTGACCAAGCCAGGAAGTGATGAAGCCGCCTGTGCCGCAAGCAAAGTCAGCCATCTTTTCACCAAGTTGGGGCTTGATCATCAGGGCCATAAAATCTGTGACAGCTCTAGGCGTGTAAAATTCACCTGAAGAACCGGCAGACTGCAATTCTCTCAGAATTTCTTCATAAACGAAACCGAAAGCATGACTTTCCTTTACGTCATCAAATTCAATTTCATCAATAACATCAATGACCTGACGGAGATAAACGCCGTCTTTCATGTAGTTGTTGGCATCCTCAAAAGTAGATTTCACGATTGCTTTCTTGATTGGGGTATCAGGTGTAACCTTGATACCTTCATAAAGAACCGTGTCGCCTTCTTTTACATCATTGCCCTTCAGCACAGGGAACAAAGTATTATTGACAAAGTTTAGCAGCTTGTCTCCGGTCATGGCGTGACCGTTGCTGTCTGCCTTTGCCCAATTTCTCCATCTGAGGTCTTCGGGAATGATAGATTCGTAGTTGTCCTCATTCAGTTCCCAGTCATCTTCCTTGGCATCGTATACTTTCAAGAAAAGCATCCATACCATCTGCTCAATTCGCTGAGCATCGCCATTGATACCTGCGTCCATGCGCATAATATCACGGATTCTTTTTATAAAACCAGACTGCATTGCCATATTTAACTTACCTCTAACTCATAGATGTTCGCTTCAAGTTCCTTAATTGCAGCCTCATACTGCGCCTTGCCGCCGAACAATTTTACAATTTTTGCAGGCTTTCCAAATTCAGCAAAATCCGCAAGAGAAAGAACTTTGATATCCTCAACCTCGGTAATGCCTTGGTTCATATACTTGTCCAAGAGAATAGAAAGAACTGCTTGTGCATCAGCAGAATACTTGCTGAAAAAGTCCTTCTTTTTCACATTGTTTGCTCGCTCTTTTCTTGTTAGCGGTTTCTTGCCGTATGCCACATAGCAGATAAAATCGAAATCATCTACATCAGACATTCCCTGCTCTGCTTTAAGAGCTTTCAAATCAATGCCCATTGATATAAAGGACTGTTCGATAGTTTTCTTTTTGTCCGATGCTTTCCATTTGCGGATGAAGTCAGACAAAGAGGCGTATTCGCCTTTGATGTTGGTTCTTGTGTAATCAATAATATCTTCCTGTCTAAGCAGCTTGCCGTTGGCATCGTAGACAGAGACGGTCTTGTTGATAATCCTTACCCTGCATCCGGTTTTATCAATGATAGGAGTTTTAACAGGGTCTTCATGGTCATCATGGTCAACAGGAGGCTTTTTTTCATCGTCACCCTGCGGCGGTCTATTTCCTCCGCCGCCATGATGGAAGCCCTCGTTCTGCTCAATAGGACCATCCCAATCAGGGTCGGTAAAGAGCGTTGTCACATTTCTGAAGTCCATGACGACGAAGTGGGTCTTGCCGTCCTTTTCTCTGATACGGGTTCCTCGACCAATGATCTGCTTAAAGGTGGTCATGCTTTCAACCGTCTTGTCCAGAACAATCAGCTTTGTCATTTTACAGTCTGCTCCGGTGGAGAGCAGCTCGGATGTTGTAGCAATAACCGGATAAGGACTTGAAACGGAAATGAAATAGTCAAGTTTGGACTTGCCATAAACATCAGAACCGGTGATTCTTACGCAGTAGTCCGGGTTCTCTTTAACCATGTCAGCGTTATGGTTAATTAGAGCAATTCTCATGCGCTCGGCATGATCTTCTGAAGCACAAAACACAATAGTCTTCTGCATTCTGTCAGTGCTTTTCAGATATTCTGTGATTTCCTTTGCAACCTCGTTTATGCGGTCTTGTAGAATAATGCTGTAGTCATAGTCCCTGTTGTTATAGATGCGGTCTTCAATCACATTGCCGTATATATCGGTCTGTCCTTGGTACGGTCTCCATCCGTCACCTATGTTGGTAGTGATATTGATAACCTTGAACGGAGCAAGGAAGCCGTCTTCAATACCTTGTTTCAAGCTATAGATGTAAACAGGGTCACCAAAATAATCTATGTTTGATACTTTTTCGCTTTCTTTGGGTGTGGCAGTCATGCCGATTTGTGTCGCAGAAGAAAAATATTCCAGAACTTTGCGCCAGTTGCTGTCTTCTTTTGCACTTCCACGATGACACTCATCCACAATAATGAGGTCGAAATACTCTGCCGGAATCTGCTTGAAGTGTTCTTCGTCATTCTGTCCGACCATCTGATGATAGAGAGCAAAGTTTACTTCATGAGATGCGATTTTTCTCAGACATTCCTTGTCGGAGAAGTCCACTTTGTAAATGGTCTTTTCCAGCGGTGCGAAGTCTTGCAAAATACTCTGATCAACAAGAATATTTCTGTCAGCCAGATACAGGATTCTCTTTTTGAGGTCAGAACGGAGTAAGCGATAAACAATTTGGAAAGCAGTATATGTTTTACCTGTTCCCGTTGCCATGACAAGCAACAACCTCTGCTGCCCTCTGGCAATCGCTTCAACAGTTCTATTAACTGCATTTCTCTGATAGTAGCGTGGAGGATAAGTGCTTTGAGAAGAATAATACGGCTGCGAGACAATTTTCTTTTCCGCATCGGAAATGCCCTTACCGTCGTTCAGCTCGGCGTAATATCTTGCCACAAGCTCATCTTGGGTCGGGAATTTATCCAAAGCAATCTCCCGTTCCTGTCCGGTCAAGAAATCGTGCTCATAAAAAGCATCACCATTTGAGGAATAGGCAAACTTGATATCCATCATCTGTGCATAAGTCATTGCCTGTTGTAAGCCATGAGACACAGAATGCTTATTGTCCTTTGCTTCAACTATAGCGATGGGCTTTCCATCGTTGAGATAAAGAATATAGTCAGCAAACTTAGGTTTACTTCGAGCCACAATATTTCCACTGATGTTAATTCGACCATCTGTGATCTTGGTCTCCATCGTAATGTGACCTTTCCAACCTTTAAGAATTGCCGGAGTAATATAATTTAATTTGATGTCTTCTTCTGACATCTGTTTTTTGCTCAATATAGTCATATAGAATCCTCCTGATCAAATTCTTAGGTGTTGGTTAGTCACGTAACAGAGCCCTTTTTGTGAGCAAAGCGAAATAACGCTCACAGTATATCACGGAAAAATAAATAATACTATTCTGAACATTCTAACTATTACCGCTTTTGTTATATCAAACAAATACTTTGCTTGATTGTTAGTTAATGCGCCGAAAAGCTATTATATATATTGATTTAGTAGCAAATTGCTCCTACAATTGTACCGGTAAAGTGAAGTTATAACACCATAGTGAAAAATGGTATAACTGTAAACACGAAAGGATAAGTTTATGGCAAGGATTGCAGATAAACACGGTCTTACAAACAAATATAGACCAGTTGGGTCAGGAAAAAGGGTTGTAAAAAGAGGCCGCCCAAGAAAGTATTTGTTCGGTCCTCCATCTAAAAAACGAAAATCATATAAATGTACTGGATATAGAAGATCAACAACCAGATACAACCCCAATACCAATGTTGATGTTAATACAAAGGAACTTGCTTTCATCGGTAGTATTGTCGTACTCATAATTTTTTTGATTATCTTTTCTGCAATTCGGATTTTTAGATGTTTAATTCCCCTTATCATAGGTGGAACGTTACTATTTGTTGTTAATAATGCGTGTAGAAAAGCATGGGGACTTCCCCACAGCAAAAATGGCACACCAGTTTCTTGGGGTTGGACGATACTTACTGCTTTTGCAATGATTGTTGGTTTCATTCTTGTATTGATTATTCAAGTTGCAAACACATCTGCATCCAGTCTGTTTGTGTTTATCGCCCTATACTTTATGTTCTCTATTTTAATATTGAAGCGCAAGCGCAAAAAAATCGAAGCTAAAAACTGCAGCGATTATGCTAAGTCATTTGATGATAAATAAAAAACAGGCCGGGGATAATTCCCCGGCCTTTGCTATGTGCTTTTATTTAACTCTCCGCTTTTGTTATATCAAACAAATGATTTGCTTGTCGGTTGGTTAATGCGCTGAAAAGCTATTATAAGTATTGATTTAACAACAAATTGCGCCTACAATGTTCTCAATTATCAGAATAAGTGAAAGGAAATTAAAATGAAAAGAGTTCTTGCTTTAATCTTAGCGCTGCTTCTTGTGCTCTCATTAGTCGCATGCGTAGATAAAGACGATAATAACAAAAAAGATTCATCGTCTGCTACCGACAAAGAAAATTCGAGCATCAAAGACCTCATTCGTGACAATTACCCGGAAGAGGCAAAAATTGTTCTTAATAGAAAAATCTTTGGGTTCAAAAACGCCTACCCCAATTTATACACAGGTGCCAATCCAAATATAAATGAAACCATTTCTTATGTGGAGGATTGGAATTTTGGTCAAATTTTGAATGATGAAAATTACAAAAAAATTGAATGGGAAGTTACAAACGATGATGATATAGTACGAATCTTGTTTACCGGAAAAAGCATAGCTTATAACGGAGCTATAGTTACCGTTGAGTTTCTTTCTCTGCCTGGAGACGATTTGTGTATAGCGGGCGGATTCCTTGCAGAATTCAAAAACATGAATACCGAAATATGGTACAGCGACTATGTAGATCAGGGGCTTGATGATACCGATGCTGCAGTTGCTGCGGACATTGCTATCTCTTGTATGCTTGCTACTTATTCAGAAGCTGCTATGACTAATGTCTATGAATACTACGAAGATCAAGCGGATGAGTGCATGGCAGAAGATGATTTTGACGGTGCCATTGCATATTATGAAAAGGCATATATATACGGAGATAAACTCCTTGCCGCATATTACGCAAAAGCGGAAGAATGTCTTGCTAATGACAATTTTGAGGATGCATTTTTCTATTTTATTGATGCGGGAAACTATAAAGACGCAGCCGTTCGCAAACTTGAAGTTAGATATAAAACAGGACAGGAACACGAAAAAGATGGAAAATATGAGGAGGCTGTCATTTGTTATGCTGAGGCTGGAGACTATTCTAATGCGAGAGAAAAGCACAAAGAGTGTTGCTACAAGCAGGCTGAAATAGACCTTAAAAACAAGAATTATGTCGGTGCAATCATTTACTTTGAAAGCGCTGTCAATTACAAGGACGCACCAGAGAAATACAAAGAGGCTTGTTATCTCTATGCTGATCAGCAACTGTTGATTGGAGACGTGGATACGGCATCGTCTTATTTTGCCAAGGCCGGCGACTATAAGGATGCGGCAAAGAGAATGCAACAATACTTTTATGAGCATGGCAATGAATACCTAGTTACAAAGAACTACTTGAATGCTATTGATTGCTTCAAGCATATCCTTGACTATTCTGACTCTGCTGATAAGTACAAAGAAGCAAACTATCTTTACGGTGAAGAGTTGCTGTCTGAGGGAAACGTAGAGACTGCAAAAAAATATTTCTATGAAGCAAAAGGATATAAAGATGCTGAGGAGCGTGTTCTGCGATATTATTATGAAACTGGCACAACGCTTCTTGAGTCAGGAGAATATCTGAGTGCTGCTGAACAGTTCATTCTTGCTGATACGTATTCTGATGCAAAAACAATGGAGTCTGAATGCTACTACCAATATGGCAAGCAGCAGCTTGAGCTAAACTATGTGTCAAATGCAACAGAGTATTTTTCCTTGTGTAGAGGCTATAAAGACACCGATGACATTTTGTTAGGATATTATTATAGTGAAGCATCCAAATCAGTTGACGTGCTTATGAAAGTGTTCTCTAGGGAAATACTGGACATTACAGAAAAGAAGGCATACGAGGATGCAAAAAACAAACTCCAATTATGTGAGGGATATAAAGATAGCGGATTACTACTGCGCATAGTAGAAAAACTCTACTACGTTTGTGAAGAGATGCAGTTCGAATCAAAATTTGAAGCATCATTCTACCATATGAAAGCAAGTTTTTCCGGAGAGAATGTGTACATCACGCAGCCCGATTTCATCAGCGGAACAACCTGCACTCTTTCAATGACACATAATGTAAATGATAATACATTTAGTGCCGATATCACCCATATGTTTTCGGCAATTACTGGGGAAACCAAAGTTCTTGCCGCATTGCTTACGCTATTCACTGACATAGAAAACACAGACGACTTTATAACTCTGTTTAAGGACACGAGCAATTGGGTAGTCTCTGGCGAAACTAAAACTTTTTCAATATCTTATGGCGGGTATAGTATTGTGGTACAGGTAAAACCGGAAGCATACGGATATACTGATTGTCACATTTCGGCAACCAAATAAACAAAAGAGGCCGGGGATAATTCCCCGGCCTTTGCTATGTGTTTTTATTTAGCGTTCCACTTTTGTTATATCAAACAAATGATTTGCTTGTTTGTTAGTTAATGCGCTGAAATTTGAGGGCGTGTATTGATGTTTCCACAATTCTTTCCTATAATAACAACAATTTTTAAGAGCAATAGGAGAATCTATCATGGCGAATTACAAACTTTTTAATCAAAGCGTGTCATTCCCAGACTCTGCAGAAAGATTTTTTGATATGCAGCATCGTGTTTGGGGCGCATTGACATCTGCATCTACAGCTTTTAATGAATGGTACAAAAATTGTGGCGATATTCTTACTGTATTAAAGGGATATGAGAAAAAGTCAACTGAATTGGTTATTAAGTATGCAAATAAACCACTGTTTGACGAGTTGCCCACTCATGGAATCTACGATATAAGCGAAGACAGCTATGATAAGGAATGTCTTGATTTCTCAAATTCATCTGACGCTTATGATGCAGTTGCAGACAAATATGATGAAATCATTGCAGAACAGGCAGCCGAAGAGGAATATCGTGCCGAAAGAAAGGCGAACAGAGGAAGAGTCGTTGGCGGTGGTTTTGGCGTTGGTGGCGCATTAAAAGGAATGGCAACGGCCGGAGCTATGAACGCTATTGCCGGAGCAGGGCATGGAATTGTTAACGCAATAGGTAATGCAAGCAGTGCTATTGCAGCCGCTTCATCAAAAAAAGCGTTGTATAGCAATGATGCAACATGCAAAATACTCAGAGAAGGAATAAGATCTGATATTTTGTACTGTTTCAATGCTCACATGAGTCTACTAAACAATCGACTCTCGTCTTATATAGTCAATGTTTTTGATTCGGATAAAGCGAGTGCGCTTTTTGAAAATGCTAAGAAAGTTGAAGATAAACAGCAGGAACTCCTTTTTGAATCTTTCAAAAATTGTCCTTGGGATGAGGAGTTATTGAAGTTCATTTTTATCAATTATAAGGGAGAAAGAAAAAACATATGGGAGAGTTCTAAACGCTTCCATGTAGATTTGAGTAAAACAGCTGAAAAGGCATTTGCTGATAGTTATACAGAAAAAGCAAAATCATCTGAGGAAGAAGCGCAAGCTGTAAAAAAGGATATTCTTGCTCAAATGCAGGAATTGGGAATTACTACCAGCGACACATTTAATAAGATTGAACGAGATGGACTAAGAAGAGTCCTCCAGTCTTATGAAAAAACGTCGGACGAAGAACGAGCCACCATTTTCGAGGCTTTTGACAGCTATGATGCCACACTGGAAAATAAAAAGAATGTTGTTCACAAGTGTGGCATTTGGGAATTAGCTCAAAGGTACTCTGTAAAATTCAACAAAGAAGAAGCTGACGTAATTCTCAGCAGATACTATACTGATTCGGCAAAAAATTCAGAAGCAAACGCTTTGAAAGTACGTTCAAAAATCCGGGAAATTATGAAAACTCTTGGCATGTCGGAAAGCAACACTTTGGACACGCTTGAAAACGATTGCCTAGAAAGAGTGTGCCATAATTATCAAAACGCTGATGAGGAAATGTGCAACAGAATAATCAAGCGCATCAAAGAGTTTGAAGCACTTGAAAAAAATAAAAAACCCTTCCTTCAGAAAGTGCAAGCGCAAATTGAAAGTATATGGTCAAAAGAAGACGGAGAAATTTTTGATAACGTATACATGGGCACTAACATTTACAACCCTGTAGAAATAAATCAAGCAATTGAATTCATCAAGACAAAAGGTCGAACTTCTAGTTCTGAAAAATACATCTCCGCATTGTCTAACTGTACTGCTGAAAACATCAAAAAAGCGAAAAAATTTCAGTCTCCTTTAACGAAATTCTTCATGTATGGTGGATTAGCATTGATTGCTCTTGGCATCATTTTCCTCTTTGTGGGTCTGGGATTTATCGTAAGTTTGTTGGTCGCAGGAGTTGGTATAGTAATGCTTGTGTATTACAATAGTCTGAAAAAGATTTATAACATACTAACACTGAATGGTATGATTAGACATAAAATGCTGTATGTTGGAGATGCGAAAACAAAGTAACCAACTAAAACTAACAATCCAAAAGATGAAAAGGCGGAATGCATTTAGCATTCCGCTTTTGTTATAACGAACATGCGCCCGTTAGACCTCAAACTGTATATTCTGCTTCAACATCGACTCCCGTTATTGGTGGTGCCGATAAGTTAAAGATGTACAAGGAGCTTCTCGACTCTGGAATCATTACTCAAGAAGAGTTCGATGCCAAGAAAAAACAGGTTCTCGGTTTGTAATATCCTTCGATAGCAATTTGTTTAATAATAAAACCACCACATAAAAGACACAAAGATTTCCTTGTTTACACGTACTCATTTCTATGTGTGGCAATTGTTAGACGTGTCCAAAAACACGGAGACAAATAATGAAATATTCTTTTGGCTAATCAACAAAAAACAAGGCCGGGGATTATTCCCCGGCCTTTGCCATGTGTTCCAAATCTTTTATTCTATGATTTGCAACGCTAATTTTTTCTGCGTGTTTTACAAGCTCTTTTTCAGCAAGAAACAGCCTTTCAACAGCGTTGTTATGCAAATCCACTTTGCGTGCAAGCTGATCAAGCTTATACTCAATCAGCTCAATGGTTATGTTGTGCTGCCGCTCGGCTGCTTTCCTTTGTGTGGCATTATTTATCATGCACACTAAGATTGCAACAGCGCCTGTTATTATCGCTTCAATCATTCCTTTCAGCCTCCGTGTTAGTTAAATTGAGTATGTGCAATGAAAAACCAGCCATGCCGTTGTTGGCACTGAAATATTTTCTGCTACTCCATATCGGCTGATTGTAATTGTTCCATTTGTCTCTATTCCCAATGTCCACCGATTCATGCCAGACCCTTGACAGATAAATGACAGTGCCGCATCAGGGCGAACCTCCGAAATAATACCGCTTGCGATTGTGACTTTTGTTGCGCTTGATGTATATGCCTCTTTTGGTGAAACACAACCCTTGACGGTGACAAGGTTTCCGTTTATGCGGTATTGTGGCTGATTGGCAGCCGTGCCATTGTACAAAGCAAAAGCGCTATCGAGCGTTAGGTTCTTCCAACCGCTGCTGCCGCCTGCAAGCATCCACGCACCCCAAGTGCCGGAATAATACACACGTTGCCAAACAAGCATATCGTCCTTGTCGCAGACATGATACCGCTGCAAGCGTTGTGTCGCATCGCCCATAGGCATCACTTGTACCAAAGCGGTTGCCGTGCCGGTCATTGGCGGCTTGTTTAACAAAGTGGCGCTTGTTGACGTGTTCGGGACAATATAAAAGCCCGGTTCTATCAATGTGTTCAAATCTTTATTTGTGGGGAGTGTGACTGGACTATTCGGCAATTCACCATGCGCCGAATGCATGGGCATAGCAAATTCCACACCCTCAGACATTTCAGACACTTTGCCAAAGGCAATGCCCTTGCCGCTTGAATTGAAGTCAAGCAAAGTGAATGCTGTTGCCACTTCTGATGTAGCTGTGACAGTGCCAAAGAAATCTGTCAGTGACAAGCGCAAATCATAGGATTTATCTGTGCTTAGATTGATGTTCAAAAGCATGTTGCTGTCATAGGAATAGACGCTGCCGGTTGCCGCCTGCGTCCATGTGGTGGCAGATTTTTGCTTGTATTCAACCTTATAGCTTTTGCTGTTTTTGTTGTTCACAGCAGCCACGCTGAACTTGATCTTTGCAAGCGCCATTGTTCCATTGTCATCAGCAGTGCCCGAGCTATTTGCTCTGACGGTTGTGAATGTATTTATCTTGGGCGCTGTGTATGCAATGACCGTGATGCTTTTGGTTGTGCTTGCTGTGCGGCCTCGGCTGTCGGTGACAGTGACAGAGACATTGGATGTGCCGCTATTTTTGAGAACGCCAGATGTGAATGATGCTTTTGTGTAGGGCGTGCCCTGTACTGTGACAGAATATGACTTGATGGTAGATGAATAAGACCCTGCCGCCGTAACGCTCACAGCAAGCTTTGACTTGTTCTGGACATAGCCGCCAAACTGAGCAGCAATGCCGGATGTAGCCTCAGAAAGAGTTACAGCGCTTATTGACGGCACAACAGTTGACGGCACAGTGATAGTAAAATTCTTTGAAACGGCTGAGCCTATTTTGGTGCTGCCAGAGTATGTTGTGACCGTCACTTTGGCTGTGCCGCTTGTGGCATTAGGTATGGCATTGAGCCAACTTTGCGGAATGGCATAGCTTGTGGATGTGCCCACATCCTCTGTTGTTTTGGAATAGCTGCCAAAAGAGAAAACGACAGTATGGGTGAAGCTGCTTGCCGCTCTTGTAATGTTTACAGTGACAGAGTTTGAGCCGGTCACGCTCACAGAGCTTGTAACGCTGCTGATGCTTGATGCTCTTGCAATGGTGTTGAATGTGCCAGAGCCTGAGGCTGTTACATTGCCATAGTAAGTGCCTGAGAGCGTTACATTGATGCCGCAAGTGGCTGAGAATGAGCATGTCTTTGAGCCGTCAGCGCTGTGGGCAACAGTGACCGTTTTGGTGTAAAGAGTCTTTGTCTGGTTGCCGGACAGTGCTGCTGAGAAGCTGAATGTGTACTTTGTGCCGTTAATGGTAAGGCTGCCGGATTTGGATGCTGTTGAGTTTATTGTGTAGCTGCTGCCGGTTGAAACGAGCTGCACCTTGGCTGTGACGGTTGATGTGTTGTTTGCGACAGACTGAGAGTCCACAGTCCATGCAATTTGCAGTCTATAGCCTGTTCGTATGGCTTCCTGTATGGTTCCCGATGTTGCCATAGTATTGCCTCCCATAAAAAATAGAGGTCAATAAACGGCCTATCATTCCTTTTATGTAGTCTTTTTAAAAGACAAGTTTCCGTTTGTTCTGGGCATGAATGCAAAGTTGCCAAGCTGCAGGCTGTGCATTATCTCAGCATCGGTGACATAGAGCTTTCTGTTTGAGAAATACGCCACCTCTGAGCCATCCTGCAGAAAGCTTATTCTGTCATTGGATATCTCAAGCTCAAGATCATTGCCCTCTTCGCCAAGCAGAATTTTGCCATCTACAAAGCGGATGTATTTTTTGATCTCCTCAAACTCTGCATCGGCTCCCGTTGCCACAGCTTCAATGTCTGCGCTGAACTGTGAGAACTGGATTTCAACGCTGTTTTTGGTCTGCTCAATCTCTGTGCTGACGGCTGACACAATTGCATCCGTGTCCTCTTTGAGATAATACTTTTCAGCAACAATTGACTGTATGCTTTCAGCAGATGATTCAATGGATGCTGACACATTGCGCTCAACATTCCTGATGGCCTCAGCCACTTCCTGAGAAGATTTATTAACAGCCTGCACAATCACGCTCTGGATATCTGAAACGCCTTTGACAGCCTCGCTGAATGTGGGCACAGTCTTGCCGAGGGTCAGCTTGTTTGCAGCAGGGTCAAACAGCTTTATTGAAAGCTTACTCACTTCAAACAGGCTCTCAATGCCATGAGGTTCAGAGGAAACACGCACCTTTGTGCCAAGATGAAATGATGTGATGTCCTTATCCACTGTTGCCAAATCTGCGGCTGTCAGCTCAATGGTTTCCCACAGGTTGACAGCATCAGCAAGTTGTGCCTGTCCTTTTGTTTTCAGCTCTGTGGCATCAGTGACATCCTCAAATATGACGGATTTGACAACAATGCCAAACTGTGCTATGGCCGCTTCATCTTGAATGAAATCTGCGCCGCCGTTTACGCCCTCAATGGTCAGGCGCTTGCCAGTGTCATTGCCCTCTTCGTCTGTGGTCTTTGCGCCCAAGGGAATGACAACTGTGGCAATGTCTGCGCCTTTGCGAATGCGCTTTAAATCAAGCAGATTCTTGCCGAACTGGATAGTCTGCGGCGAGAGCAAACTGATCTCGCTGAGGTAATCCAGATACACAACACCGTCCACATAGCGTGTTTGCAGATAGCCGCCAAATTGCTCAAGCAGCGTTTTGTCAATGGTGTCTTTAGTTGTGATGTAATCGGCAGCATCATAGTTCACAGCGCCATCAACAGTGACAGTGCCAACTTGAAACTGTTTGCTTGCATCCACTTGGGCATTGTGGAGCGTGATGATGTATGAAAAGAATTCAGCAACAGTGCCGGTAAAGGCAAAAGGCCTCAAAACGCTGTCGATCAGGAAAGCAAGCTCACCCTCGCAAACAACAGACTTTTCGTTATACCATCCTATTTCATCATCAAGCACACGGCCTCTGAAAAGTAAGTAATCATCCTGATACACAGTGATGATGGATTTGAGCTTTTGAATGGTTGTGTAATACGGATGATTGGGATAGATGACAAACTCAAAGCTGCCGGTCTTGTTGATCTCAAGCTCAATGGAAGCATTAAAAATATTCAGGCTCTCAAGTCTGGTGTTGTACAGAACATTGTTGTCACAATAAACTCTAAACATTTACAAGCTCCCTTCTTGCCAAGTGAAGGTGATTGTTCCTGTGCCGGTAACAGTTACACTGTTGTCTCCATGCACAAGCTCAAGCTCCGGCAGCGTATATGAGCCGCTGCCCAAATCCCAAACATTAAATTGCTGATAGACAATGTTCAGGCTGCCTGTTGCTTGAATGCTAACTTCCGGCACAGCACGTTTTCTGCTGTTTGTCAAAGTTATTGTGCTAGTGCCGCTCACGGTCTTGCTGACCACTGTTTTTGCAAGCTTGTATTTGTAAGGCTCACAGTCTGCTTCAATGTTTACAGTGCCTATGCCTTTCTCATAGGTAAAGCTTGAAACGTGCAAACGCCCCACATAGAAGAAAGTCGGGTCATCATCAAAGATGATTCGCATTTTCTTGCCGTGTAGGGCGTTCTTTATTTCTGAGAATTGATTAAGGAATTCGTTTAGCTGCTCCATTGTGGAGAATGTGAATTTGTGTGTGACATTTTCATATTTCGGCTCACCGAAAAAGTCTGTGAGATCAAGATCACCGTCAGCGCCCTCAATCTCAATCTTGTGCGTTTTCACGCTCGGCGCTCCAATTTCTTTGGAAGCCAGAATAAGATGAAAATCATCATAAGAATGATAATCACCGAACTTAATGCCTTTCAATTGTTGCCTCCTATTCTTCACAAATCCAAGTGGCTCTATACTTTGTGCTAAGTGAAAAAGCCACGCCGGAAACAAACGATATGGCAAAGCTTGCACTGTTGCCGGAAATGGTAAAGCCGCCATCCCAAAGCATGGGTGTGCTTTCACCATATTCAAACCTCGAATTGGTCATATTAACCACAAGTAATTTCTGAGAATTAACGCCATTTACAATGCCTTTGCCTGCGTGATAAACAAGCGGTATTCCCTGAGCGTTCGGTGCAAAGAAGTTATCCTCAAAAATCAGGTCAAAATGTTTGGTTGTTTTCGCATCATTGAAACGTCTGGCAAAGTCCACATCATCAATGGTGATGGTGTAGCTGTACATATCATCTTGAGGCGTGAAATACACTGACAATGCGCTCTTTGTGCTGCCACCGCTGCCGCCAGCGCCAAAGATATGAACAGGCATTATACATCACTCCTAACTACTACGGTGATTGGTATGGGCGCTGTGTTCTTCGTGCCGAATGCCCTTATTTCAGCTCTGCCATCATATTGAGCGCCCGGCTGCAAATTGAGCGCTTGAAATTCTTTCACTTCACTTTCTGTTGCTGTGTGCCGCAGCGAGATTTCAACCACACTGTCAGGCGTTATTTCATCACCATAGATTGAATTCACATAGGGCACAGCATTGCCCTCCCACATCAGATTATGAATGACCCTGTCATCATATTTTGTAGACTTCTTTGAAAGCAGAGCGGGCACATTCTCAATCACAGTGAAGAGCGGCACAAGATCACCGATGTTTATGCCGTTTAGCGGCACTCTGTAAAGCGGAAAATCTGATTGAGCTGCATGGTTTGTTAAAATGTCTGCTTTTATATAATCTGGGTCTTTGGGGCTGCTTGCCGCCGCAGTGCCTTTGATGACCACAAGGCTGCATTCCTCAACGCCTGTTGATGTGTTCTTTTGATACCTGGCAACAATGAGGTCATTGCGGTAAGCGCCTTGAGCGCCGTTTTCAATGGTCAGGTCAACGAATGTGTTCTCAGCAAGCCTCACATGCCGCCCCTGCAAGAGCAAATCTCCGTCATGTATTCTGACTGTGTTGCTTGATACATGCGATGCAGAAAACTTGCTTCCTCTATCAAGCACATAGCTGCCGCTGCCAAGTAAAGCAGCGTTGAATGAGCCGTGATCTTCGGCAGTGATATGAGCTTTGCCGCCATATCCTGTTACAAGATGCAAATTGCCCATGTTAATCACCCACCTCATATGAAATTGTTATTTGACCGTTTTTAATGGTGACAATCTTTTTGACTATCTCAGCCGCCACAGTGATTTTTGTGATGTTGTCATATGCGCCCACAATGTCACCAAGACCGTATGCATCGGTGCTGTCATCAAAATCAATGGACAGCTCATCTTGCGCCCACAAAGATTTAAGCTTATCTGTGCCGCTTGAAATAAGCTCATCAACAGATTCAACAGCAGAATAGTCATAGACCTCAGCATACTCATCAACCCCAAACTCAGACTGTGAGCGGCTGATGTTGCCGCTCTTGTCGGCATAAAGGTGAATGACTGTTCTGTTTTCAAGCTCACCGCTGCCAAGACAAATGAGGTGATTGACTGACTTATAATTCTTTTTCACACGAAAAGAGACTTGATCAGAGTCAAACTCCTCATCTTGCGTGTAATCATGTTTTGGCACAGCGGAGAGAATCACTTTGCCGTTCTGGAATGTGAAGCGCAGCGTTGCATTGACGGTCTTGAGCATCTTGATTATTCCATCATAACCGGTAATATACCTGTTCATCTTGTAGCTGCTAATTGTCAGCCCTGAGTTGTCTGTTGATGCTTCAAACAAGCTGCCGAGCGTAAGCCTTGACAAAAGAGAGGAAATAACGCTGTTTGCCTCGCCGCTCACCGTGAGATAAGCTTTGCCGGAATCAGGCTCAATGACTTTGGAATTGAGCAAGCCTTGCCATGTTCGCCCCAGATAAGTGACCTCTTTGCTCTCTGTGTCGCTTTTGATGCCATCCACAATGCCGCCGTATTCTGTGCCCTCGATGTAGATATAAAAGCCTGCCTCGCAGCAGTGAGCCTCAGACTGTATGCACAGCTCAAAGTTGTTTTCATCTTTGCCAAAGGCAAGGTCAAGCTCATAGTCTAAGATAACGCCCACATCTTCTTTAAAAGTATTCATATAGATCAAATCCATTTGGGTTCTGACCTCTCTTCAAGCAGAATCACATCAAAAGCAAAGTTGCCATTCCATGAAACCACATTGTTGCCGGGCGGTATCTTTTCAAACACATATGAATCTCTGTCACGGGCATTGAACTGATTGCTCACAGCGCCATTGTTTGCGGTCAAGAACACCTTCTTTGACGATGAATCAATAGTGAGGTATTCATTCTCACCCACAGAACAAAAGACCCTGTATGTGTGCCCTGCGATGCTGACAGCAGGATTCACACACGGGCCATAGATCACAAGGCGAAAGTTTGAGGGCACAAAGCCTGAGTTGACCACTTGCTTTGTTGCCATGTCGCAAAAGTAGTCATGTGGATAATTCATCTCATAATCAAGCCACTGGCTGTCATTGTCTGCGCCTACCACACCATAGGGAACGACAGTTTCTTTTGTCCAGTACGGAAAATCTGTTGTGAGTGTGAGTGTCAGTTTTAGATGCTTCTTTGTGAGCAGATAATCTTTTTTCTGAGACTTAGTAACAAAGCCCTTGAGATAATAGTCACCCACAATGATTTGACCATGCTTGAGAGCAAGCACATCTTTTTCAGCTATCTCAAACAGTCTGTTTTTTGCGGCTGTGCCTTGCTCCTCGGTGTCACACATGATGACGATGGGGAGCTTTTTCTTTTGCACATCATAATCAAAGGATGAGATTTTGTTGTTTTTCTTTGTGATCTTCCATTCAAAGTCATGCAAGTCATTTGAGTCGATATAGATGCCGTCACTACCAAACTCAAAGACCTCATTCATATGGTTTTTGTATTTAAGCTGCTCAAGCATCATGTCACCGCCTTTACTAGTCTTGCAAACTCACGATTGTTGACATCAAACTTCATGGTCTTGAAAGCATCTGTCAGAGCTTCCGGCAGCATGACAATGAGCGTTTCAAGCAGCTCATTGTTGCGCTCAAGTAGCTTATTGTCACCGCCTATAGCTGTGTTCATGTCTCTGGCAACCGCACTTATCCACGCCTTATTTTGATCAAGGGGAACAACAGCCTCAGCTCCATTACCCTCAAGCAAGCCAACCTGTCCTTTTTCCAGAATGCCGCCCTCTTCAAGCTTAGGTATGAGCGGAATGTTGATACCTTTGCCGCCGATGAGCGGAACCCAGTCAGGAAGCCTAATTTTGTTAAGGCCGCCAATGACCGCATTTATGGCATCAATGACCAAATTCAAAGGAGCTTTGATCACAGTGACAATCCCGCTCCAAATGCCTGTAAGAATGCTTACAATGCCCTCCCAAGCTTTTGTAAAGTTGAGAGTAAAGATACCTGTTAGAAAGTCTGTAATGCCTGTAAACACTGGCTTGAGTGTGTTATTCCATAGGTCTTTTATAAACTGAAATGCTGTATCAACAGCAGGCCCGATGAAGTTATTGAACACAGTTTCAAAGCAAGGTTTCAGAACATTTTCAAGGAAATTTTTGATTGCATCTAAACACGGCTTTAGATTGTTATTCCAGAAATTTTTGATGTCGTTAAAGCACTGTGAAACAAATTCTTTAATCTGCGGCATCCGCTCTGAGAAAGCATCACGAACCATGCCAATGCAATTTTGTATCATGTCCCAGATGGGCTGACCGATGCTCTCCCAAACGGTTTGAAGCACTGTCCAGGCTTGCTCAAACACAGATTTGACCTTTGCGAAAGTAGATTCAAAATCTGCGCTTGTGCCGAGCAAACTGACGGCTATATAGTCCCAAATTTGCGCAAACAGCGATTTGCAGGTTTGTAGCAGAGCCGGAAAAGCCGTCACAAGAGCTGAGCCAATTTGCTGCAAAATGAATGGAATTTGCTGTATCAAAATTTGCAAAATCTGAGGCAGGGCTACGATCAGACCTGTCAACAATGATGTTGCACCGCTTATCACGCCGGGCAGCAAAGTTTCAATCAGAACCGGCAGATAAGGCAAAAGCTGACTAATAAGCTGCTGCAAGCCCTCCACCAGACGGGGCAAAATCTCTTGTAGCTTCTCTGCAATTACTTCGCCTGCATTGACAAGGGATTCAACAAGCATTTCCACATCGCCAGAGCCATCAAGAAAGTTCGTCAGCGCTGCTTTTGCTGTGCCCAGAGATCCCGCAAGCGTCTCATTTTCTTTGGCATAGTTGCCGGCAGCATAAGAGGTTTTCTCAAGAAACATCTCCATTGCAAGAGCAATCTTTTCTTGATTGGTCATCTGCTGTGTTGTTTTTGTGATGCCCTTTTCAAGAGCATAAGCCTGCAGCGTTGTGTCATTCATGGCAACGCCGAGGTTATCCATCATGGTGAAGTTACCTTTTGCAGCTCCCGCTATGCTCTCCATAGCTGCAGTTGTGTCAATGCCCATGATGGATGCCACATCTGCCGCTCTCTGCATTGCCTCAGATGCAAGGTCAGATGCCTCTTCCATGTCAAAGCCAGCGCCTTTGAATAGAGCGCCCATCTTGTTTGCTGTGGCGAGATAGTTTGAAGCAGACAGACCCATTTGGCTGTAAGCCTGAGTCGCTTTCTGCTGCATCTTTCCGGCATACTCGCCAAACACAGCCTCAGAGCCGCCCATGTTCTGCTCAAGCTCACCGCTGAGATTGAGCGCTTTGACTGTCAATGTTCCCATTGCCGCTGCGCCTGCCGCAAGACCCGCCGCAATGGTCTTTCCGGCTACAGTGGCAGCCTCTCCAATCTTTGAGAAAGCAGCAGATATCTTTGGATGTGCTTTTTCTGCTTTATCTGTTGTTTCATCTATCTCGGTATTTGCCGCTTGATTATCTATGGCGATTGTACCGAGCAGTTTGAAAAGTTCCATGACCCATCATTCCTCTCGTAGAAAAAGAAAAACCTCTGTCCGAGATAAGTACTGGTCTGCATAACTGAACTTTTTGTTCATTTTTATGAATGCCAAATGAAAAGGAGCAAGGTCGATATACCTTGCTCCTATCAGGGAATATATTTAATTCAGTTCAACAAATTGGAATTTATCGAACAATTACTTGGACTCATTTTTTGTAAAACACTTTCTAAAAATGGATTCTGCTACTTCTTTGACAGACATTTTATTAGTATCTATTTTATATCCACGTATGTGTTTATCAAAGGCGGCAGAGCATCTGTCTATCTGCTTCTCTGCCCAAGATTCTTTTTCCTCCCCACGATGAATAAGCCGTTCAATAACAACATCTTTTGATGCTAACAAGATATAGTGGCGGATTTCTATACCTTTTTCTTGCAGTTTTCCTATAATCTCCTGATAGTAATCGGGGTTAACAATGGTCATGGGAATAATAATATGTCCGTCATAATTACGATACATATATTCTATGTACTCATAATTGATTTTTCTCCATAACTCAATATC